ACAGTCGCTGTTCGCGCTCTGGCTTGCCGCCATGTGGGTGCTGTATTGCACGCCGGCGTGCACGCACCCGATCGAACATCTCATCGCCGCGCCGTTCGCGGTGCTCATCCCCGCGGCTGTCATCATGCGTCGCCTGTGCTCCGACCCCCGCTTCATGCGATGGCTGGACGAGCAACGGCAGTAAAGGACTTGGACGGTCCAGCACACATTACGGCATGGACGTGGTTCGTCATGCGCGGCCATGCCGGAACCGCCCGCGCGTCAAGGAAAAGACGTTAAAACCAGCCGGACGGGTCATCTTCTCTCTTCTCCTCCCGCCCGGCCCTCGCCGGGGCCCGCGAACGGATGCGGGCGCCATGGATCGGCGATAGGACGCCGGCGAACGGATGCGTGGTTCGACCCCACGCCCCGGCACGACATCAATCCAAAGGAGGCAAACGTTGCCAAGCAAAACACCAAGCAGACCGGAAGGCGAGAAGTGGTTCGAATGGCCGCTCACACCCGCCAGCGTCGGCATGACGTCCGCCGAGCTGATCGGCGAACTGTACGAGACCATCAGCGCGCTCAACCGCGACCGTGGCTGGAACCTCACCATGGTCGCGCCGGCGCGCTTCGGCGAGATCGTCATCGACCGCGAGGCCGGATGCCTGCGCGCGAAATGCGCGTGGAAAGCCAAGGATCCCAGCCAGCTCGGCCCCGAGCCCGACGGATACGTGAAGGGAGCCTGACATGGCCATAGGGGAGACCGTCATCACCATCGTCGGCAACCTCACCGCGGATCCGGAACTGAGGACCACCGGCCAGGGCTCGCAGATCGCCAGCTTCACCATCGCAAACACCGCGCGCGTATACAACAAGCAGACCGGCCAGTACGAGGATGGGCCGGCGTTGTTCATGCGCTGTTCGGCATGGAACGACCTCGCCCAGCATTGCGTGCGGTCATTGGCCAAGGGCATGCGCGTCATCGCCCAAGGCAGGCTCAAGCAGCACTCGTATCAGGCGCAGGACGGCACCAATCGGACCGTCGTGGAGCTGCAGGTCGACGAAATCGGGCCATCGCTGCGGTACGCGACGGCGCAGGTCGCCCGCATCAGCCGCCAGGGCGGTCCCGTCTACGGCAATCCCGCCGCGCAAACGCCGACCGTCAACACCGGAGCGGGCGGCTGGAGCCAACAGCCGGCCCAGTCCACGCAACCGGCCGCATCTGCCGATGATCCGTGGGGCGCTCCGGCGTCCGACCAATCGTCATTTGGGGACTTCGGCAAACCGGATCAGGAACCGGAATTCTAAAGGAGGAAGCAATGAAAGCCAGCGAACAACAGGCGCTCATCCCGCAGGAAGCCACGCCCGACACGCTCATCGACCTCATCGGCAAGACCCAGCAGGTCACCAAAGCCGCGGCCGTCGTGCTCAAGGCATGCCGCACCGTCATGGACACCCGCACCAAGAAGGAGCACATCGACAAGTGGGGCGGCATCCACGCCATCACCGAAGCCGTGTACGACTGCGCAGACCTCGCGCAGCGCATCCTCGACGCGGGACTGGCCATGGAGAACATGTGCGCGAAGCCCGCCACGTCACGGCAGATGATCCTCATCGACGACCTGCGCCGCAGCCTCGACATGGACGACGGCGACGTGGAGGCGACCGTCGATCCGGACACCGGCGAGATCGACTGAACCACAGGAAGGAGAAGAAGAGATGTGGTTCATCATCGACGACCAGATGGCCGACGACAGGCGCATCCGCCGCCTGCCTCTCGCCACCGTGGGACTGTGGGTCAAACTCTGCGTCATCCACTCCAAGGGCATCTCGATGCAGGCCAAGGACCCGGCCGCGTATCCAGGATACTTCGACAAGCTCGACCTCAAGGACGCCGGCGGCACCATGAAACAACTCCAGCAGCTCATCGACATGGGGCTCATGGAGGAGCGCGGCGGCGGCTGGAGGCCAGTCTACGCCGAAGGCATCTGCAAGGAACCCAAGACGCTCACCGAGGAACAGCGCGAGGCCCGGCGCAAAGCCGGAAGCAAGGGCGGACGGCGTAAGGCCGCCAACCAAAAGGCCAAGCAACCGTCTAGCAACTTGCTAGCAAACAGCCAAGCGAACGGAGAGCAAAACAGTAGCGAGACAGGTAGCGAAACGTCTAGCAAGTTGCTAGGGGACAGCCAAGCAAAAACATGGCATAAAACCGATACCTATACCGATATACCCTCTCCGACCCCTCCCGCCGGCAAACCGAAGCAAACCGCCACGCCGGAATCCGGCTTCGACCATTTCGCCGAAGCCTATCCCGGATCCGTCGGCGCGAAAGGCCGCAAGACCGAAATCGAAGCCAGAGCCCTGTACGCGGCCATCGCCGGAAACCCCGTCGAACTCGGCCGACTCCAAACCGCGCTCCGCCGCTACAAGCACGCCGTCAACGACGGCCAGATCCGCACCGGCCACATCCCACGGCTCAACACATGGCTCCGCGACCAATGGGAAACCTGGGCACCCGAGCCAATCTCGCCGCCGCCAATCCACAAGCACACCTGGAACTGCGAACACGTCCACCAGCTCATGGATCCGCATGAGGACGAATACGACCACACCGGAAGCCTCCGCAACGGCAACCCAAGCGAATGGTGGAAGGCATGCCAGGCATGCGCAGACGAACTCAACAACCGACAAGAAACCAGCAAGGAGAAGCAATGAACAACTACCAAAGCAACGAAATCAAGCTCATCAACACCAGCCTCATCGACCCCCACCCGGACAATCCACGAAAGCAAATCGGCGACGTGACCGACCTCGCGGCCAGCATCAAAGCCAACGGCCTGCTCTCGCCGCTCTCCGTCGTACCCAACGGCGAGCGCTATCGTGTCATCGCCGGCCATCGTCGTCTCGCCGCATGCAAGCAGGCCGGCACCGGAGCCGTGCCGTGTTTCGTGCTTGACTTAGACCCGTTGCAGCAGTTGGAGGCCATGGTCACCGAGAACTGCCAGCGTGAACAGCTCACCGTGTTGGAGGAGGCCGACGCCATCCAGGGCATGCTCGACCTCGGAGCCACCACCGCCAACGTCGCGCACAGGCTCGGCCGAAGCGCCGACTACGTGCGTGACCGCGCCAAGGCCGCCAGCATCAAGACCGAGGTCAGAGCGACCCGCGACGATTTCAGCCAGCTCACCATCGGCCAGCTCGTGGCCATCGCGCGATACGACGGCCAGCCGGGCAGGCAGAAGAAGCTCGCGCAGGCGGCCGGCACCTCGAACTTCGACTACATCCTCCGCAACATCGAACGCGACGACCGCGACCGGCAATGGATCGAATCGGCCGCCGCGCTCCTCGTGGAGCCCGACAACGGCATCAACCTCATCCCCGACCCCGAAAAGCCCTACAGCGACCCGGAATGGCGCTACCTCGGCTGCATGTTCCCATCCACCGGCACCCCCGAGGAAACCATCGAGAAGATCCGCGAACAGAACCCGGCCGCCGTATCCATCCACACGGTCTCGCAGCAGGTCTACCTCTGGACACGCCGCGACAAGACCGCCGACGCCGAAAAGGAAGCCCGACGAGCCGCCGAACAAGCCGAACGCGACGCCCGCCGGCACGCGCTCGAGGAATACGCCGCCGCATCAGCAGACAAGCGCATGACATGGCTCCACGGCCATCTCCACGCCATCAAACGCGACAAGCTCGTCGAAACCACGGCCCGGCTCGGACTCCTGCAGATCATCGACCCGATCCCGCAGGGCTACACGCAGGCGCTGAGCACATGGAACGACGCCGCATGCGGCGTCGAACAATTCACCACCATCAGCGGCATCGAACCGGAACGGGCGCTCGCCGAACTCCGCTACCACCTCGACGAACCCGACTGGGCGGTCTGGGCGGTGCAAATCCTCGCCGCACGTTTCGAATGGTTCATCGACCCGACCGACTGGACCACCGTCAACGACACCAGCAGACGCATCCCCGGCTACTACCAGATCCTCCAAGACCTCGGCTACACGCCCGCCGACGACGAAACCAGCCACCTCGACCAGCTCATCGCCGCCATCAGCGAAGCCGACCAAGACGAGGAGAACAACCAATGACCAGGAAACAACTCGAAAGACTCGCCCAACTCCTCACCGACACCGCCCAGACCGCCAGCACAATCGAACTGCGAGCGCTCGCCGGTGGCAGGGCGGATGGGTGGCAGGGCGGATGACGGCATCGTGGCGATGGCGGCCGGGCTGAGGGCCAATTGCACTTCGTGTTTGGTGCTGGTCGACGGTCTGATGCAGGAGGGGGTGCGTTGTGAGTGAGTTCGATGATTCGAAGCGTGCCGCCTTGGAACGGCAGGGATGGCATTGCCTGCGTTGCGGGACGAACATCCATGACCCGTCATGCTGGCCAGGACGCAGTGGCCATCACCGTCAACTGCGGCGGGCGGCGGATCCGGATGTGAGGCACAGTCCGGCCAACATTGTCGAGCTGTGCGGTTCGGGCACGACCGGCTGCCATGGGTGGGTCCACCAGCATGTGGCCGAGGCGGAGCGGCTGGGATTAATCGTGCCGTTCGGCGCGGATCCGCGTGATGTGCCGGTGTTCGACTGGGAGAGCCGGTGGCTGCGGCTGAACATGGACGGGACCGCGACACCGCTCACGCAGACCGAAATCATTCTCCTCCGAACGAAAGGAAACCAATGATGAGCGAGGAAAAAGCCAAAGAGGACATGCTGCTGTGGATGGACGTGGAGACCACGGGGCTCGACCCGGACCGTGACAGGATCCTCGAGGTGGAAATGCGTTGCACCGACATGAGAGGCGTGCGGTGCGTCGGAGGTTTCCGCCGCGTCATCGGACTGAAAGGCCGCAAGGCATCCGTTACGGATGAGAACCTCGAGGCGTGGCGCATGCACTGCGCCAACGGACTGCTCGAAGGCGCTCTCGACGGCGGGTATACGGAAAAGGCGACGGCGAACGCGCTCGAGGAATACGTCGACAGCCTCGCGCAATCGTTCACCCTCCATCCGGCAGGCAGCAACCCGCAGTTCGACCTCGACTTCATCGGCCGACTCTGCCCGAACCTCCCGCTGCACTACCACCGCATCGACATGGCCACCCTCCGCGACAGTCTCGAAGCCGCCGGCTGGGATGTGAAACCGGAGGAGGAGACGCCCGCATCCAGCGCCCACCGCACCAGCACATGCCTCGACCGTGACATCCGCCAATACACGCACATCATCCGCCACCTCTCCGATCATCCGGTCCGATACGTCGCCACGGAAGCAGCAAGGCGATGAGCATCTCGGCAGTGATCCTCCTATGCGCCGCCATCCTGATCGGCTGGATGGCCAACAGGCCATGAACCGTACCAAACCAACTATGAAAGGAACATCGGAATGAAACAGACCATCAACCGCATCTCCAACCGCGTCGGCGACTGGTTCGCCACGCTGTTCTCCCTCACCGCGCTGCTGCTCGTGCCGCACGCCATCATCCGGCCGATCATCGGCATCGGCCTCCACCACTGGATCCCCATCCAATGGCTCGCCCTGCACGCCATGCTCATCATCCTCACCCTATGCGTCGCGCTCGCCGCCTACATCATTGCAGACCGCACCGCGCCGGAAACATACTGAAAGGAGCCATCATGGCAGACCAGGAGACCATTCCGATCGGTCTGGAGACGCAGAACAAGGTGGCCGAGGCCATCTACCTGCGCTGGTATAGCAACGGGGCCCGCCATCCACGCCCATGGAACGAGATGCCCATGGAGGGCAAGGAGCCATGGAGGCGCGTGGCCAAGGACGCCATCAGCACGTTCTTCGACTCTCCCGAGTTCCAGACGCTGCTCGACGACGTGTACGACGAAGGCTACGACGCTGCCGAAAAGGACGCCAGGGGCGAAAACGAAGGCGAGGAGCCGCGGTGAGCGTCAACGTCCCGCTACATAAATGGCGGTCGGCCGACCCGGCCATCCTGATCGGCCGCCGCTGCATCGCCCAAACCGACCAGGACGTCATCATCGACGGCCGGCTCGAACTCATCCGACATCCGGACGGCACCGCCAGCCTCCGCTTCCAGGGCATCGGAAACGACATCATCTCCCACGATCCGAACACATGTTCCAACAGCATGAGCGCCGGCATACGAAGCCTCGCCATCTACGGAAAGGAATGAAACCAATGAGAAACACCATCTGCGCCACACTCACCGCCATCACACTCACCCTCTGCACCGCGCTCGCGGGATGCGGCAGTGCGTCCAAAACGTC